ACAGAATCCTCCCTAAAGTAGATCCTGAACTAGTACAACGGAGGTTATATGGCTCCAAGACGGGCTAAGAACCCAGGAAAGACTTCTAGATATTATCAATCTAAGAAAGGTGCGAAGTCTTACGCTAAACAAAAAAGAAAACAAAAGAAGATCAATAGTACGGCTGCTAAAAGGCGGTATCGTAAGCTATTATCTCGTAGACGTAGAAAGTTAGGAATTATGGGTAGAGGCGGTAAAGATGTCTCCCATAAGAGAGGTCGGCTAACTTTAGAAATACCTAAGAAGAATCGTGCTCGTGGAGGGGCTAAACGTAAATGAATGGAAAAACTGGTTGGGTAGATACTGGTATTGGGAATACTAAAGTATTGAAACCTTCTAAAGGTAATACACAGTTTCCTATAGAAAAGAAAAGATCATCTGGATGGTACAGACATCCTGAAAAAGGATTAGTTTGGTATGATGCAAGGACTAATTCTTTTAGGTCTAAAGTAGGTGGTCCTGTTAGAGAACTGTTATCCATAGGTTATCATCATAGTAACTTAAAAAAGGTAGTAGATGCAGGTAATGTTGGACGTAAAGTTGCTAATAGAGTTTTTCAATATAGTAAAAAGAATATATGGCCTTATCTAGTTGAAGGTAATATAAATTATACTGATTATCAAGAAAAACTAAGACAGTCAAATAATGAAATTATTAATCAAACTGTTGAAACTCAAATCAAGGAATGGACTCCTCATGTAGAAGATGCTACTATTAAAGACAATAGGATACAAAAAACTCAGGAAATAGAAACAAATAAAACTATTGAGCAAAAACCAACAGTAAAGGAAAGAGTTGATATTAAAGATTTTATATATACAAGTAAAAAAAGACCAGGTGTATACTCTGAAGTACATCAAGAGGAAGAAAATTTAAATAACCTTATCATGAGTACAGTAAAATGACATATTCTGGTAGTCCTAATCCTGATCCTGGGGATATAAAAGCTAATGAAGAAATGCTTCAACGTGAACGTGAAGAGAAAGCAGAACAGGATAGAATAGAAGAAGAGCGTAGGATCTTAGAAAAAGAAGTACCCTATTGGCAAAGAGAAAGAGACTTTGAACAAAATCCTCCTTTAGAACCTTTAGAGTATAATACTAAATCTGATCATTGGTTTTTAAAAGGATTAAATACTGTTGGTGCAGCTTTTGATTGGGTTGATAAACAAGCTGGTATACCTGGAACAGATATAGATGTATACCATGCTAGACGTAAAATACTTGATCCATTAGAAGAAACACATTTTGCTTTAGGTTTATTAGGAGAAGTATTTTTACCAGATAGTATAGATATAGCTACTGCTGGTATGTCATATATACCTAATAGATTTCGTAAATTAGGTAAAGTAGGAATTAAAGCTTGGGCTAAAGCTACTAAAAGGGCTAGTAGTGCTCAATTAATTAAAACTGTTAAAACTAAATCTAAACTTAGAAAATTAGATGAATTATTAGATCAAGGCTTACATCCTAATAAAGTAGCAGATATGCTATTTAAAGGTGAAGTAGCAGACTGGCCTGCAGGTACAAGAATAGCTTATAAAACTGCTGATGATATTCCAGAAGATGTATTAAAAAAATGGAACCCTCCTGATCATGTAGCTCATGTATATGACTACATGAATGTAAAATGGCAAATGCCAAATGGTCAATTTGATATTTATAAATTCCGAGAGTTAACAGGTGTTGGAGGTATAAATCCGTTAGGAGAAGGTAGAAAATTAGGAGAATTGTTTATGACTCCAGGGCAAATGGGAGGTGCTGGGGAAACTTTCTCAGGATTTAAAAACAACCCATTTGGACATAAACTGTTTAAAGATAGATATGTTAAATGGTTAAAAAAATATAAGAATTTACAAAACCCAGATTCTGCTATACAAGCACATCATATAGCTGGATTATATGATTCTTTACCATTATATCATGGATTAGTATATGATAGCGATGAATGGTGGGAATTAACAGCTAGATTATTATCTAATAATGTTAGACCAGGAGTAACTTTCGATCTTACTAAGAAAAAAGGTAATTTAATGAGTGTGATTGGTTACAGTAATCAGTTAGATACTCCTCATGGTGTCGCTCATTTATATTATAGAGATAAACTTCCTGACATCTTTACTGATGAAGTTCTTGAGACTATTGAAACAAGTCAAAAAGCAAGATTACAAGTAGCTAATCAATTCTCTGAAGTTGTCAATAAATCTGAAGACATTGTACGTCATGCAATGGATATTCTTGACACATTAAATCCTAATGTACCACAAGCTCCTCAAAAAGTATTAAGTGTTTTAAGTTCATTAGATGATAAAGGTATGCTTCCTCTTAATAAAATAGCAGGTAAATATCAGATACCTGATATGAAAGATCTAGTTAATAGTATCTTAGAAGAAGCAGAAGAATTACCACCAACATGGTTAATTAAACCTAATCATTATGAATTTGAAGAATGGCTATTAAAATTACTAACTGATTGGAATGTAGATACTTCTACTGGTTTATTAAAAGGTCTTAAAAAAAGAACTACAAAAACTAAAGTTAAAACTGATAAATTAATAGATTCAGTTAAGAAAATGAAAATAAGAAGTCCTCGTAATACCAAAAGTAAGAAGTATAGGAAGAAATGAATAATACCTTAGTAGCTTTACAAGACGACTTTAAGCTGTTTCTACAAGCTCTGTGGGATCAGCTAGGTCTTCCATCACCCACTAGAGCACAGTACTCCATCGCTGACTACTTACAACATGGACCAAAAAGATTACAGATCCAAGCCTTTAGAGGTGTTGG